CCACCGACACCGAAGAAAACCGAGATATGTTCAGGTCAACCCTCGCCATGTATATGGATGGTTTACCCAAAGAGTATCGCATCCCGTTACTTGCTCACAACCGCAATCAGCTTTCCCTCAAAAACCGCTCTCGTCTCTTTTATCAAGTCGCTGGACTTAGAGCTAAAGGAAGTTTGGGTCGTGGCAAGGCGATTACATACTTGCATGGTACGGAAACAAGTTCTTGGGGAGATGAAGAAGGATTAGCATCTTTACTAGCTTCTCTTGCTGAAACCAATCCACACCGTTTATACCTCTTTGAGAGTACCGCCAGAGGCTTTAATATGTTTCACGATATGTACGTTACTGCCAAACGAGCAAGGACACAGAGAGCCATCTTCTGTGGGTGGTGGCGTAATGAGTTATATAGCCTCGATCCTGAAGGTATGACGTATAAAGTTTATTGGGATGGCAAACTCACAGGTGAAGAAAAAGAGTGGGTAAAGGATATTAAGAAGTTATATGGCGTAGAGATTAACTCTAGGCAAATGGCGTGGTGGCGTTGGAAGATGCTAGAAGGTATTAAGGATGAGAGTCTCATGTATCAAGAGTTTCCTCCTACCGAAGATTACGCCTTTGTTATGACAGGTACTTCATTCTTCTCTAACTCAAGGTGTACTGATGCTGTCAAAGCACTTAAAAAACGCACCTACGATTGTTATCGTTATTCATTCGGAGTTAATTTTCAAGATACCGAGGTTCTCAAGTCCACCGAACGTCTTGCTACTCTAAAGATTTGGGAAGAACCAGTTGATACTGCTTATTATGTCATTGGTGCAGACCCTGCCTACGGTAGTTCTGATTGGGCTGATCGCTTTTGTATACAAGTCTTTCGTTGTTATGCTGACGGCTTGGAACAAGTCGCCTCTTTTGCTACAGCAGAAATGAACACCTACCAGTTTGCGTGGGTCTTAGCCCACCTCGCTGGTGCTTATAAAAACTCTACCTTAAACTTAGAAGTCAATGGTCCAGGTCAAGCCGTTATCAATGAATTAAAGAATCTCAAAAGACAAGCAGCAGCCATGGGTACAGCCCTTGGTAAAGAACTTACCGATGTGTACGGCAATATGCAAAACTATATCTGGCGTAGGAACGATACCCTTGGTGGCTACTCCAACAGTATTGGTTGGCTAACCACCGCAGCTACCAAAGAACGGATGCTGTCTTACATGAAAGACTTCTTTGAGCGTGGCATGATGGACATTGTGGACATGGATACCATTGAGGAAATGAAAACCATTGTTCGGGATGGTGGCTCAATTATGGCAACAGGGCGCAATAAGGATGATCGGGTCATCGCCTGTGCTTTAGCGACTGCTGCCTTTGCTGAACAAGTACAGCCTCGCCTCATTATGCAAAAGATTACTAAACACATTAGTCGTATACAAGATGACTTTACCCCTGAACAACTAACTGTGGGTAGAAATGTGAGCGATTATTTGAAAAGAATTGGGGTATACGGCTCAGACGGATTAATCAACAAATGAAACCTACTATTCCTAAAAGAGAGTTAAAGGTTTTAATCAAACGGTTTCTGTCTGATAATGACCGTGGCATCTCACAAGAGTTATTTGCTGATCTGTGCGGTATCACACGCAATCATTTACTCGATGTCTTTATTTATAAGACCGAACCCTTAACAGAGTATGTCCAAAGACGAGTCAGTAAAGGCTATTATCATTGGTTAGATGGTGAAGTAGCGATTATGGCAAACCGAGATAACAGCCGTTTTCTGGAGTTTCGTAGAGAAGCCAAGCCAATTATGCAAAAAGATACCCGTTTAGTGATGAAAAATGGCAAGATTGGTATACAAATCGGTATTAAAAACAAGTATGATTACAGTATTAAACCATTAGATGAACAGTAAAAGGGGAAAATGATGCCAGTTCTAAAGGATTTTAAATGCGATCACCACGGTTATTTTGAAAGCCGTCAACCAAAATGCCCAATGAAAGGATGTACACATGAAGTTTTCCAAGTTCACCTCCAAGCTCCTGGGCTTGTTTCGGCAAAAACCAAGTTTACCGATAAGTCCTCCAAGCAACTTGCCAACGAATTTGGAATGTCAAATATTAAATCCGCACGAGAGGGTGAGAATCAAGCAGGATACCTTACCAGAAACAACAAGTTTACCGAAAAAGAGTATGCCGAAGCCGAAAAATTCGCCACACGTAAACGGGGTAACAAAGACCAACTCAAGAAACCGCCCACCCCCCAAGCTCCGCAAGAACCCAGAGCAGGGGATAACGCCATCTGGGGTGGTGCGTTCCAAGGAATGAATATGCAAAGTATCTTGGCTGGCAGATATAGTCAGTCCATAAAAGGTGAGTCCGCAGGGTTGACACCAAGCCAAGCAGGGATTACAGTAGGACCACGGGCTGATCCAAGCTCAAGTTTACGTGATCCCGATAACCTACAGATTAAACGATGAGAATACCTACGAATCATGCTGATCGAGAAGATTTTTATCTTGATCTCATGGAAAAATGCTCAGTCTCAATGGAAACCCGTAAGGCAGATTACACTTCCTTGCGCTCTTACTATCTATTCGGTAGTTCGCCTGAACAACCTCCTGCCTACTTTAATAAAATCCATCCGCATTTAGATCAGCTCACTAGCTTCTTATATTCTGCCGAGACTACTCGGTTTTCTATTTCGCTCGGAGCTGCTGTACCTGAAGAAGAACAATTTAAAACACCGATACTTACTCAAGCTCTGAATGATGAATGGCTTAATTCGAATGCCGATCAAATTTTTTCTTTAGCAATGACATGGGCATTAGTCTACAACACCACCTTTATTAAACTGGTTTATAACCGTGGCATCGTGCCGTACATGATTGATCCGTCAAGCATGGGTGTACTGCGTGAAGATATACCGTACACAGACAGACAAGAAGCACTTTTACAAGTCTATTACATTACTAAATCTGAACTGTATGCCCGTTTGTATTCGCATCCACAACGAGAATCTATTATTAAACGCGTCATTGCTAGTGTCAAATTGAGTGATGATGATATGCCTAATGCTGTAAACCGTATTGTGATGAGTCAATCAGGCTCAACCATTTACGGTAACGTCAATTTGGACTTAGGTGGTATTAATCGCTATGCACCCCAAGTTGCTGAAGATACGATAGAGATGCGTGAGTTATGGGTGTGGAATGATGATACCCAAGACTACCAAGTTGTAACGATTGCCTCACCTGATATTATTTTATATGATCGCCCAGGCGAGAGTATGTTCTTAAAAGGTGAATGTCCATTTGTACAATTGTGTCCGAACCCACAATACGATTACTTGTGGGGTCAAAGTGAATGTCAGAAATTAGTGCAGTTACAAGAGATGCGCAATCAACGCATGATTGAAATTTTAGACTTACTGAGCAAACAAGTCTCTCCACCAACAGTTTATAGCGGTGTTTCAGGTATTGTTGATGAAAAGTTTATGGCACTTAACCGTGCTGGTACATACATTGCCTCAGATATGCCAGGCGCACGGGTTGATCGTTTAGCACCACAAATGCCACCTGATTTATTTGAAGTAATCCATGAAGTTGATGCCATGTTCTCCGAAGTGTCGGGAATTAGCAACGTTTTATCAGGTAGAGGTGAATCTGGCGTAAGAAGTCAGGGTCATGCCTCACAATTAGCCCGTTTAGGTTCAAGTCGAGCCAAGAAACGTGCATTGATTGTAGAAGATAGCTTGGAAAAGGTCGCAACCTTGTATTTAAAGCTGATGCAGTCGTATGATGACACGCATTTTACTGATGAGAACGGTTTACGCTTTATTCCAAGACAATTTACCAATGATTTTGTTGTAAAAGTAGATGCACACAGTAATTCTCCCATTTTTACGGAAGATTTGAAACAAATGGCATTTAATCTCTTTAAAGTCGGTGCAATTGACCGAGAATCCTTGCTTGACTTGGTTGAACCACCTATGAAACAATTATTAAAAGAAAAGCTAGCAAAAAGAGAAAAAATGGAACAAAATCTACCAAGAGAGAATCCCAGAGAAAAAACAACCAAGAAAGAACCAGAGGTCGGATAATGGAATATTCAAAACCAGTACAACCAACAGCAGCAACGCCTAGAGTAACAACTAGCGAGTTAAACACAAGAACCGATGTACCTACCTTGCAATATCGGGTACAAGGTATGCAATCAAATGACCGTAACCCAAGTATGCGGAGTTATGGCAGAATGACTAGGGGATAGTTAAATAGGAGAAGCGTATGTACGGCAAAATGATGATGAAGCGTGGTCGGAAAACTAGGCGTTAATAGTTTCCCGTGAGAAGGAAAAAGGCAAGCAATTGCCAGTAACATCTCCCACGGGGGTTGGGAGAACTAAATAAGACCCCCACTTGACATTTTTGTAAAACTGAGTAACCTATGTACAACTTGAAGGGAATGTTATGAGTGTGCCATCAGATGAAATGATGAAAATGATTGCTAGTCAAAGAGACAAAGCCAGTCCTAAAGGCGCACCTGCGTTACCTGCTGATGAAAACAATGTTATTTCTGATCCATCCATGCCACCGATGGGCGCACCAATGAGTACGCCTGAACCCAAGATGGGTAATCGTGAAGCAGCGATGATTAATTTATCGATGGCAATGGATTTGCTAGAGCAGAGTTTGCCAGCAATCGGTAGTGAGACACCTGAAGGACAAAAGATTTTAGGCGCACTACGCACCATGACTTCAATCATTGGTCAGAAAAAAGGCAAAGTCAACGAATTGCAACCAACTGAAATTATGCAGTTACTACAAACCTTACCTCAAGCTGGTGGTGCTACACCTGAAGGTAATGCAATGCAACAAGCACCGATGATTCCTGGTATGTCACCAATGGGTATGCCTCCTCCACCTCCAGGTGGAATGCCTCCAATGGGCGATGTATCGCCACCACCACCACCTATGTAAAGGATTGAACCATGGACTTATTTAAACCAAGAGGCGCATCAGCACCACGTAGACCAACTGATAACAATCAGAAAAATGGACAAGTTATTAACACACCACGTTTTTCAGAATTTGGTGGATTGGATTCTGCTCGTAAGGCAGGAAACAAGAATCTAATGACTATGTCACAACCAGGTGACACCAAGAAAGTTATTTAATTAAATAGGGGATAAAAATGAGTTTAGAAGATATTTCATTAGAACAGCGTGATGAGTTAGCACTCTTAGCCAAGCAATTGGCTGAGAATCCATCCACACGCAAAGATTTCTTACGCATGACTAAAAAAGTCAAGCCTGATCTACCAATTCCTGAACTGGAAATGCAAGATTACACAGAAAAAAAGATGTCCGACATGGAAAACCGTTTGTTGGTATCTGAAAATAAATTACGTGAAAAAGATGCCCGTGAAGAATTGAACAGACGTAGACAATCATTGATTACTAAAGGGTTAGCCCGTGATGATGCCGATGTTGAGCAGATTGAAAAGATTATGCTTTCAAAGAACATTAGCAATCACGAAACAGCAGCCGAGTATTTTGATTGGATGAAACAAGCAGCCGAGCCTACACCAAGTGGTTATAATCCAAGTGCAATTAGCAAGTTTGACTTGTCTAAGTATTGGAAGAACCCACAGATGGGTGCAAGAGATGAAGCAGCACAAGCCTTAAAAGATATACGTAACGTTGGCAGAAAAGCCATTGGTATTTAAGTTTTATTGCAGTACAAGGGGATATTTTTAATTTTGTTTGGAGATAAACTATGCCTATAGGCGGCGGTATTCTTCCAGCGTCAGGTACATCGCAATACAATGAGTTAACCTATGTTACTCGTAGAGCCTTTATCCCCAAGCCTGGTTGTTCAACTTTATAACAGCACACCCTTGATGGCTGCTTTGATTGCTAACAGTCAATCCGCATCTGGTGGTGTATCCCAAGTAACAGTTCCAGTACAGGGCGCACAGTTTGTTAATGCCCAATGGTCTGACTATAGTGGTTCGTTTACACAACCGTCAGTTCAGCAAGGTGCTTTCAACGCTGAGTTCAACCTCAAGTTAATGATTGCTCCAGTTCCGTTCCTCGGAATGGAAGGTGCAGTACAGCAAGACTATGCCATTATTCCATTGATCGAAGCTCGTATGAACGATGCGACCAACGTAATGATGGATGCAATGGCTACTGCTTTGTACACCAACTATACCAACACACAACAGTTCATCGGTTTACCTGGTGCTATTGATGATGGTACAAACATGACTACCTACGGTAACATTAACCGTACCACCTTTACTTGGTGGAAGTCAAAAGTGTACGCTGCTGGTTCTGTCAATCCAACTAGACAAAACATCCTACAATACATTTCTGGTACTGTGAAAAACGGTGCTGAAGTGCCTACGTTTGGTGTTTGTGGTTTTGGTACATGGACATTACTAGCACAAGACTATGTTGGTCAAGAACAGTACGTTATTACCCCAGGAAACGGTTTTGATGGCGATGCAAATGGTCCATCTGCTGCTTTTAGGGCTTTAATGGTTGCTGGTGTTCCTATTTATCCTGATCCGTACTGCCCAGAAGGTACTGTGTACTTTATTAACAGTAACTACATGAGTTTGTACATCCACGATCAAGGTTCGTTTGTGTTTACTGGCTTTGAGTCTACACTTCCTAACTGGCAGATCGGTTATGTTGGCGCAGTTTTAATGATTGCCGAATTGGTAAGCGTTAAACCTAAGTCAATGACACGGGTTTCAGGTTATAACTCTATTTCTTTATAAGGAGAAAAAACCATGTCACTCAGCACAAATAAAATCCTTGTTTCACAAACATTCACCAATACAGCAAGTGCGTTTTTACAACCTGTCATTATTACTAGTATTGGTATTGGTAACTTAACATCCATGAACGCTGGTGTGTCATCCGCACAGTTTGTACCTGCTGGTGTATATATTATGCCTTACTCGACAACTTCAAACGTGTCGATTGAGGTGAATACATACCAAAATGCGACTGGTGTTGCAGTTAATAACTGGGTAGCGTATGTAGCTGTTAACACAGGCGGTACAACTATCTTGTCTGATGGTTGGAACGTTCGTGCTAATGCCTCTACAGCCACGCAATCATTAACTCTTTATACTTCAAACGGTGGCAATGCTGTTGTTGGCACTTACAACGTTTAAGGAGAGAGATTATGGCAAACCCAAATAAGGTCGGTAATGCAACTTTAGATAGTTTTGGTTATGGTCGAGTTGGATTTGTTCGTAATGCGAGTTTAGCAACAGCAGGTCTAGGTATTGTAACCATCCCTTTAAATAGTGGTGGTTTAACAAATGGCGGTGCTGTTTCTAACTCAGGTAGTGTGATTATTCGTCAAATTGTAATTAGTGATCCAAATGCAAGCGCAGCAACGGCAAACATTTCTATTTCTGTACGTTCAACGGGTAATGTAACTACACCTAACGTAGTTGTATCGAATGTAATAACGACACAATTAACTGGTGCAGGAACATTTATTACACTTAACATTGCTGAACCGTATTTAACCAATACCGCAGTAAGTGGTGCTGTTACTTCAGCTTTATTTTTAAATGTTAATACAGCCGTAGCAGCTACTTGTGATATATCAGTTTTTGGAAACGTAGTGAGTTTCTAATGACTGTGATTTATGTTACAAACCGATCTGATAAGAAACTAAAAGATGGACTTGGTGGTGTTTTTTATACTTTTCCAAAAGACACTACCGTAGAGATTCCTGAAGAAGTTGCTCGTCATGTATTTGGTTATGGTAGCGAAGATAAAGAAGTTTACTTGGCTAGGTTGGGCTGGTGTCTTACTTCCAACGATTTAGAGGCTGCTTTAGCTATTCTTGATCAATGGGAGATTAGTACCCAACCGCCAAAAAAAGACCAATCGTTATCCCCGTTGGTGGAAAAAGTACCCCTACCTGCTAAACGGCAGGTTCGGGGAAACATCCTTA